CGGCCCAGAAGGACGCGAAAAAGACGGAGGACGCCTATAAGAAGGTCGGTCTGTCGATATCCGGGATGGCCAGCCGGCTGGCGGGGCTGGCAGGAGCCGGCCTTTCCATCGGTACGATCGTCACCACGTCCAGACAATATGGACAGGCATTATCAGACCTGCAGGCCATCACCGGTGCGACTGCTGCTGAAATGAAAGCGCTGGATCTGGCTGCGCAGGAAATGGGACGCACGACAGAGTACAGCGCCAGCCAGGCCGCCGAGGCGCTAAAGCTGATGGCGTCGGCTAAACCGGAGCTTTTAAAAACGTCCGATGGACTGCAGAAGGCTACGAACAGCGCGCTTATCCTGGCGCAGGCCGCCGGCACAACGCTGCCCGATGCGACCAGAACGCTGGCGCTCTCCTTAAACCAGTACGGGGCGAGCGCGCAGGAGGCGGATCGTTATATCAACGTGCTGGCCGCCGGCGCGAAGTACGGGTCGTCGGAGATTGTGGATACAGCGGCCGCCATTAAAAATGGTGGCGTCGCAGCCGCACAGGCCGGCGTTGGTTTTGAGCAGCTGAATGCCGCGATTCAGGTGCTGGCAGAGCGTGAAATTAAAGGCGGTGAAGCCGGCACGGCGCTGCGTAACGTCATCCTGAATCTGGAAAAGGGCACGGACAAGAGTCTCAAGCCGTCCGTGGTTGGTCTCAGCCAGGCGCTGACCAATCTTTCCGGGAAAAATCTCTCCACGGCCCAGGCCGTAAAACTGTTTGGCGTGGAGAACCTGAATGCGGCGTCTATCCTGGTCCAGAACCGTTCAAGGCTTGATGAGCTGACCGCTTCCCTGACCGGTACCAAAACGGCGCATGAGCAGGCATCCATCAGGGTTAACAACCTGAACGGCGATTTGCTGGGTCTGAGCAGTGCGTTTGAAGGGATGGTCATTAAGATCGGCCAGAGCAGTAACGGGCCACTCCGCAGCGGGATTCAGGTTGCCACGGAGGCACTGAACAGCCTGGCAGACAATTTCAACACCGTCTCCAGCGTGGCGCTTTACAGTCTGATCCCCGTGCTATCCACGAAACTGACCGCAGGGCTGCGGGAGAATATCGCGGCCTGGCGGGAAAGCCAGGCGGCGGTAAAAGCGCGGGCGCAGGCTGATGCGGATATTGCCCGCAAAACGCTGGATTCGACAGCTGCCATCCTGAAACAGAACGACGCTGAGTTTGGCCACTACCGGCAGATGGAGCGGACGGCTAAACAGTACGGGATGAATATCAGTTACCAGGATGAGTTTGCCCGCCTCATCCGACAGGAAACTGAACAAACCAATCTGGCCAGCCAGGCGAAACTGAAACTGGCGGCGGCAAACCGGCAATTGTCGATATCAGCCCGCGCGGCCTCTGTTGCGGTGGGCCTGGCAAGAGGCGCCCTGGCTTTTGTTGGTGGTCCGGTTGGCGCGGCGACGCTGGCTGGATCTGCATTACTGTATTTCCATCAACAGGCAAAAGAAGCCCGGCAATCGGCCATTGATTTAAAAGATGCCGTAGTGGAAACCAGTGAAGCGCTGATGCGCCTCTCGCTTAACCAGTTAAATGTGAAGCAGTTCGACCTGGAGGATAAGTACGAAAACCAGGTCGTGCAGCGTAACCAGCTGATGAAAGAGATTCAGGATGCCGACAGTCGTATCGACAGCCTGAAAGGGTTTGACCCCTTCGGCCAGCTGGAAGGGGTGACAAAAGGCCAGGCGCGTGCACGGGCGGATCTCGAAAGCGTTAACGAGGGACTCCGCAAAACTGAGGAAAACATTAAGCGTGTCAGTGATGCAAAAACACTGGCTCAGCTGGGTTTATCGGGAAAAATAACCTCCCTTACGGACGATCTGAAAGGGGCGTTAAGCACGCCCCCTAAAGAGACCGGAGAGGGAAATCCCTGGGGCGGCGATGGCGGTACCGGCACGGGGAAAGGCAGTAAGTCCCAGGTCGACCAGTTCAAAACGCTGCGGCAGCAAATTGAAGAAGCCCATGCGTCCAGCCTGGCCAGAATTAACCTGCAGGAAAAGGACAGTAACAGGGAGCTGCAGGAAGCGGCGAAGAAAAATGGCGCCAGTGATGCTGACCTGCAGCGCGCGCTGTTAATGAACGCAGAGAATTACCAGAAACAGCGACTGGATCTGGCCGCGCAGTATTCCCCCGCCCAGGAAACTCTGCGAAAAGAGCAGGAAGCCAGCCGGGACCTGGCTGAGCTTTTCAAAGCCCGCCTTCTTGATGAAAAAGAGTACCAGGCTGCACGAATAACGCTGGCCAGAGATACCGCGAAAGAGCTGCTGCAGGCAAAGGCTGACGAAATCGCGGCGCCTAAACTGGATATCGCCGGTGAGGTTGATCCACTGGTAGCACTCCGCAATCAGTTAACGCAGCGGCAGGCTTTGCTGCTGTCGTACTATCAGAGCAGCGCGATCAGCAAAGAACAGTACGAAATGCTGATGAAGAAGGCGACGAAGGATTCTGCAGATTCGCAATATCAGACGTCGCTGGAGTTATATCGATCACAGGGCGAATTCCAGAGCCTGGCCGTCGGGTTATTTGAAACGGCCCATGAACGCTCGAGCAACTTCCTGACGAGCATGCTGACGCGGACGAGAAGCTTTAAGGAGAACATGGCTGACCTGTTTTCCTCGCTCACACAGTCAATCATAAAAAACCTCGTTGATATGGCCGCTCAGGCTCTTGTTACCAGCACTATCATGCAAACCATCATGGGTGTGGTGGGAGCTGGAGTGAGTATTGCAGGTGGTGTTTCTGGAGCGGCTGATGTCGGCGCAGGAACTGCGATTCAGAATGCGGGTAATAACTTTAACTTTCAAATACCGGGTTATGCCAAAGGCGGTGTCTTCGATTCTCCTTCATTAAGTGCCTACAGCAACCAGGTCTACGACTCTCCGCAGTTCTTCGCTTTCGCAAAAGGGGCCGGCGTATTTGGCGAGGCCGGGCCGGAGGCCATCATGCCGCTGACGCGTGCCGGTGATGGTTCGCTGGGTGTACGCGCGGTGGGTGGTGGTCAGAACGCCGGCGCGCCGGAAGGGCCAAAAGTCTATATCACGATTGAAGGCGGAAACACCTCAACGCAGGCACCGTCTGGTTTTGAGCAGTTTGGCCAGCAGATTGGCTCGTTTGTGGAGAAAAAATACAGGGAGCTGATGGCGCAGGATATGCGCCCTGGCGGGATGGTCTGGAATGCAGTTAAAGGGCAACGTTGATGGCTATTGAGATATTCACCTGGAGTCCGCGGGTTAATCCCCAGCAGACCGTTAACTTTCGTGTCCGGAAGGCGCAGTTCGGTGACGGGTATGCGCAGGTATCCGGCGATGGTATTAACACCCGATCACAGGACTGGGAGCTGAGTTTTGTCGGTACGGAGGACTATATCCGTCCGATTAAGCAGTTCTTCGACCGTCATGCCGGCACCCGCGCGTTTCAGTGGACCCCGCCTCTGGAAGAGGTGGGGCTTTACCGCTGCGAACAATATAAACCGGTGCCGCTGGGCGGCGGAAATTACTCACTTTCAGCCACTTTTATTCAGGCATTTAAACCATGAGCCTTAACGCGAATTATCAGAAGTTAGAGCCAGGCGATGAGGTTCGTCTCCTGGAGATCGATGGCCAGGCGTTTGGACTGGACGAGGTTTTGTATTTCCACGGCTATAACGTCCCCCATACTGCAGCCGAAATCCTCGCCGCTGACGGCGACCTGGATAAGCTGCCGGCGAAAAGCATCTGGTGGCAGGGGCGGGAGTATAAAGCCTGGCCATGTGTAATCGAAGGGATCGAGTCATCCACCACTGGCAGCGACGCGCAGCCAACGCTGCGGGTAGGGAACATCGACGGGAAAATATCCGCGCTCTGTCTTCATTACGACGATCTGGCTCTGGCGCGGGTTGTCATCCACGACACGCAAAAACAGTATCTCGATGCGAAGAACTTTCCGGACGGGAATGCCTCAGCTGATCCGACGCAGGAGAAACGGCGCCTTTTCTTCATTGACGTAAAGCATTATGAAGACGATGAGAAGGTGGAATTTACTCTCTCCAGCCCGTTTGCCCTGCAGGGGATGATGATCCCCACTCGCCAGCTGCATGCGATTTGCACCTGGTGTATCCGCAATCAATACCGCAGCGGTAACGGGTGCGACTATGCCGGCACCCGGTATTTTGACAGGAACAATCAGCCGGTTGATGACCCGTCGCAGGATGTCTGCAATGGAACGCTCACGGCCTGCAAATTACGTCATGGTGAGAATAGCGAACTGCCGTTTGGCGGGTTCCCCGGCACCTCATTAATCAGGAGCTGATATGCGTCAGAAAACGATTAAGGCCATCCAGGAACATGCGGCCGCAGAATATCCGCGCGAGGCCTGCGGCCTCGTCGCCCAGAGGGGCCGAGCGGAGCGTTATTTCCCCTGCCGGAACCTGGCCACAGAGTCGAAAGATAATTTTGTGCTGGCGCCGGAGGATTATGCGGAGGTTGAGGAATGGGGAACGATCACCGGTATTGTTCACAGCCATCCTGATGCCACCACCCAGCCGAGCGAACTGGATAAAGCGCAATGCGACGCGACCCTTCTCCCCTGGCATATTATCAGCTGGCCAGAAGGCGATCTCCGTACCATCCACCCGCGTGGTGAGTTGCCGCTCCTCGAGCGACCATTCGTGCTGGGCCACTACGATTGCTGGGGCCTGGTGATGAGCTATTTTCGGCAAACCCACGGCATCGAGCTGCACGATTACCGCGTCGATTATCCGTGGTGGGAAAAGGAGTATCCGGACAATTTTTATCAGGACTGCTGGTATGAATGCGGGTTCCGTGAGTTTGATGGTCCACCACAACCGGGTGATATGGTGATCATGCAGGTGCAGGCGGATAAGTGGAACCACGCCGGGATTCTGCTGGAAGAAAATATGCTCCTGCATCATCTGTATGGCCATCTCAGCAATCGCGTGCCGTATGGTGGATACTGGATGGAAAGGACGATGAAAATCGTGCGACATCATTCACTATTTTAAGGTGCCTGTATATTATGCTCCTAATTCAATTTACAGGAGCATGCGAATGAATGAGCCAATCACTGAGCAGTTATACAATAAAGTTGTAAATTTCGTTAATAAAATGGATGGGAGTGTGCGCTTTGATTATATTTCTAAGTCCTTGCGCATTCCTCCTGACACTCTTGATGAAATTGTGGACAGGATGATTGCTGATGGAGTCGTTGTTAATACAGGAACGGTAGGTGAATATTTACCAGTAAAACACGCATCTTCCAAAAATACTGATAAAGATAATCGATGCTGTACATCTCAAAAAAACAATGATAGTAGTGGACTAAAATTTATTGTTGGGAGAGTAGCATTAGTTATAGCCATAATATTTTTTATTATAACCTGCTTTTATGCTTACAGAGCACCGATATCATTTGTTTTTCTAATCCCAGCCATAATGGCTGCATTTGTTTTTACAAACCAAAATCATGGTGGAGAAGGTTTCCTAGGGTTGAGTTCAATCTCTGCATGTTTAATCTTTTTGCTCCTTACTAATGCGCAGACACCAATATTTGGAGAAGCATATGAATTAAGAAAGCAGAGGGATGAAATTAAAAATGAAGTTACTAGGAAATCAAAGGAAGAAGATCAGCAACAGCTAAATGATATCCTTAACGCCAGAGAGCATATAAAAGGGATGCTAAAAGACCCCTCCTCAGCTAAATTTTCTGGTGAATTCATTGGGAAAAATGGTGCTATCTGTGGCCATGTCAACGCTAAAAATAGTTTTGGTGGTTACACTGGGGAGTCTCGTTACATATTTTCTGTCAATTTTTCTGCAATAGATGAAGGCACCACCTCCTTTAATAAGGAGTGGGAGAGACAGTGTTATCTTAATTGAATGGCAAGGATAAAGCATGCAAGAAACCATGACGAGAATAGAACTGTCTGGAGTCCTGGGTAAAACCTTTGGGAAGGTTCATTATCGTTTAATAAAGAACATCAATGAAGCCGGAGAGGCATTATCTGCGACGATCCCTGGATTTGAAAGGTTCATGATATCCAGTGAGGAGCGTGGATTGACCTATGCAGTATTTAAAGGGAATAAGAATATCGGGCATGATGATTTAGGATTCCCTGTAAGTGGCGAAATTATCCGCATAGTCCCTGTTATCATTGGCAGTAAGAAGGCAGGAATTCTCCAAACAATCCTTGGTGCAGTTATTGTTGCGGCAAGTGTTGCCTATGGTTTTTTCACAGAGGATTGGGCTAATGCCGCGTATGGTATTCAAGCTGGCGGCGCCATGATGCTCGGCGGCGTCGTTCAGATGCTCTCCCCACAGCCAGCTGGCCTGGCACGAAAAGAATCCGCTGACAATAAAGCGTCCTACGCCTTTGGGGGCGTGACGAACACTGCCTCTCAGGGATACCCGGTCCCTTTGCTTTATGGCAAACGGCGAATTGGCGGCGCCATTATATCTGCCGGTATTTACGTAGAAGACCAGCAATAAGTTTTATTCAGTAAACCATCCAATTCAGGCCACCTTGCGGTGGCTTTTTTTATGGGCGTAATATGGCAAATAACATAATTAAAGGGCGCAAGGGTGGCGGCTCAAAGCAGCGTACACCGACGGAACAGCCGGATGATTTACAGTCCGTTGCAAAAGCCAAAATTCTGCTCGCATTAGGTGAGGGTGAATTTGCAGGTGGTTTAACCGGGAAAGATATTTATCTTGATGGCACCCCGCTTGAAAATGCTGATGGTTCGCAAAACTTCAGTGGCGTGTCCTGGGAATTTCGCCCCGGCACGCAGGCTCAGACTTATATTCAGGGTATTCCCGGTACTGAAAATGAAATCAGTGTAGGAACGGAAGTTTCCAGCAAGACAGCCTGGACCCATACCTTTACTAATACCCAGCTTTCTGCCGTTCGTGTCCGCCTGAAATGGCCGTCCCTGATGAAACAGGAAGATGACGGCGACGTGGTGGGCAATACCGTCAAGTATGCGATTGACCTGCAGACCGACGGCGGCGCCTGGCAGACGGTGCTGGAAACCGCTGTCACGGGTAAAACCACCTCCGGTTATGAGCGGAGCCATCGTATTGATCTGCCCCAGGCCGGCAGTACCTGGACGCTACGCCTGCGTAAAATCTCTCCGGATGCAAACAGTGTCAAAGTTGGCGACGTGATGACGCTGCAGAGCTATACCGAAGTGATTGACGCGAAGCTGCGTTATCCCAACACCGCGCTGCTTTATATCGAGTTCGACTCCAGCCAGTTTAATGGCTCCATTCCGCAAATTTCCTGTGAGCCGCGTGGGCGCGTGATTCGTGTGCCGGATAACTACAATCCGGAAACCCGCGAATATACCGGCGTCTGGACCGGCGGGTTTAAATGGGCCTGGACGGATAACCCGGCCTGGATCTATTACGACATTGTTACAGCTGACCGTTTTGGTCTCGGTAATCGTCTGAGCAGCGCCAATATTTCGAAATGGACGTTGTACCAGATTGCACAGTACTGCGATCAGCTGGTTCCTGACGGGCGCGGTGGTGACGGCATGGAGCCGCGCTATACCTGTAACGTCTACGTCCAGGAACGCAACGACGCTTACACCGTGCTGCGAGACTTTGCCGCCATTTTCCGGGGCATGACCTGCTGGAACGGTGAGCAGATTGTTGTGCAGGCTGATATGCCGCGTGATGTCGATTTTACCTATACGCGCGCCAATATTGTCGGCAAACCCCGTTATTCGAGCAGCAGCAGCCAGGTTCGGTACACCAACGCCCTGGTTTCCTGGTCTGATCCGGATAATGCTTATGCTGATGCGATGGAGCCGGCGTTTATCCCGGAACTGGTTTCCCGCTACAGTTTTAACCAGCTCGAACTGACCGCGATTGGCTGTACGCGCCAGAGCGAAGCCCACCGTAAGGGGTTGTGGGGCATACTGACCAACAACAAAGACCGGGTCGTTGAGTTTGATGTGGGGCTGGACGGTCGCATTCCTCAACCCGGTTATATCATTGCCCTGGCGGATGAGTTGCTGGCCGGACGGGTCAACGGCGGGCGAATCAGCGCGGTGAATGGCCGGGTGATTACTCTGGATCGTGATGTGGATGCCAAACCTGGCGACCGTCTCCAGCTAAACCTGCCATCCGGTATCTCACAGAGCCGGACCATTCAGGCTGTTAACGGACGCCGGCAGATTACGGTCACAACGGCGTACAGTGAGACACCAGAACGGGAATGCGTCTGGGCCGTTGAATCCGATGACCTCTTCCTGCAGCAGTACCGGGTTACAGGGGTAAAAGAGAACAGCGATGCCACCCTCACGATCACCGGCGTGGCACATGACCCGGATAAATTCGCCCGCATCGATACCGGCGCTATTATCGACCAGCGCCCGGTTAGCGTATTGCCGGCGGGCAACCAGTCACCTCCTGACGATATTGTCATCACATCCCGCTCGGTCGTGAATCAGGGGATCAGCGTCGAAACGATGCAGGTTAACTGGTCAGCGGTCAGCGGCGCTATTGCCTACGAAGCGCAGTGGCGCCGTAACGACGGGAACTGGATTAATGTGCCGCGCAGCTCGACCACCTCGTTTGAGGTCAGCGGCATTTATGCCGGTCGTTATCTGGTTCGCGTCTGCGCGATCAATGCGGCGGAGATCTCGAGCGGCTGGGCGTATTCCGAAGAGAAGACCCTGACCGGGAAAGTTGGCGAACCGCTGCCGCCGTTGGCGCTGACAACCGTTTCACTGACCGCAGGTATTGAAATCCGCTGGGAGTTTCCTGCAGGAGCAGAGGATACTCAGCGTACTGAACTGCAGTACAGCCCGAACCAGAACGGCAACGGAGCACTGCCGCTAACTGATTTGGCGTACCCCGGTAAAAAGTATCAGCAGATGGGCCTGCAGATTGCCACGCAGTTCTGGTACCGCGCGCGTCTGGTTGACCGCCTGGGCAATGCCTCGTCATGGACCGACTGGGTGCAGGGAATGTCCAGCGATAACGTCAGTGATTACTTCCAGCAATTGGATGAAGCCATTAAAGATACGGAAACGTATCAGTCACTGGTGAAAGAGATTGATACCCGGGCCGTGGCCGAAGAGGTGGACTCGGCAATTGAAGCAGCGAAAAAGGACGTTGCTTCACAGGTAACGGATGCGAAGCAGGAAGCGCAGCAACTGGTGCAGGAAACCAGAAATGACATCGAACAGGCCCTGGCGGATGAGGCGCTGGCGCGGGCCAGTGCTATTGCTCAGGAATCGGCTGACCGGACAGCAGCCATCGCGCGCGAGTCGGCTGAACTGTCTGATGCCATTGCCCGGGAGTCTGCTGACCGGGCAAACGCTATTGCACAGGAATCGGCTGAACTATCGGATGCCATTGCCCGGGAAGCAGCTGATCGAGCTTACGCGCTGGCAGATGAAGCCCGGGCCCGGGCAACGGCGATTTCAGATGCCGTGAAGGATGAAGCTGCTGCCCGGAGTAAGGCTATTGCTGACGAAGCACAGAAACGTAACGATGCTATCGCTGCAGAAAATGCCGCCCGAGTGAAAGCCGTATCTGAGCTTGACACCAGAACAGCCGATGCACTGGCAAATGAAACAGCTGAGCGTATTAGTGCGGTGTCCAGTGAAGCGAAAGCGCGTGCGGATGCATTGTTGAATGAGGAGAATAATCGCGAAGCCGCGATCCGTTCCCTCAACTCACAGCTGCAGACGGCTACAGAGTCACTGGCACAACAAATCTCCCAGGTTGCCGCCGGTACGGGCGAACAGTTTGATCCTCTGAATATCTGGTATTTTGATACCAGCAATGAGGGCTGGACCGAAGATGACAATGGTTACACGCCAATGATCGTCACGGATGATGGATGGTTGAAAGCGGATAACGGTACTTCCAGTGCCCGCTCCCCGAATGATTTGGGCATCGATGCCGCCGCCTACCGCTTCATCAAGCTTCGCCTGAAAAAAGTCGGTAACCCGGCATGGAATGGACGCCTGCTCTGGATTGGCGCGGACGAATCCGGCTGGGATAATGCGCGTTCAGTTGTGATTGATGAGCCGGAATATGACGTTAACGATACGGCGACGGTCACGCTGCATGATATTCCGTGGCTGCCATCGCAGCGCATCCGTCGTTTCCGTTTAGATCTGGCGCAGGGTCAGAATGAAGAGAATTACTTCTTAATTGACTGGCTGGCCGTGGGACGTCCGACGCCGGGGGCCGGCATGGCCGCGCTGCAGAACGAGCAGCTTGCCCGGACGCAAGCGGACGCGGCAGAGGCGGCAAACAGACAAGACCTGGCTGTTCAGCTGCGAGGCTCGTATGACGGAAATGATCTGACCAAAGTCAGTTCTGGTCTGATTTATCAGGAACAACAGGCACGAGTCACAGGGGACAAGGCCGAAGCTTCCGCCCGACAGTCTCTTGAGACCCGGATCAACGACAGCCTGTCAACGATAAACCAGTCCCTTGATACGCTGAATACAGCCGATGAGGCGATGGCATCCGACATCACCGGCCTGAAGTCATCCCTGGCCGGAAAGGCCGATGCGTCGGCGCTGACGACGCTGAAAACGCAGGTTACCACGCAGGGGGACACGTTGGCTTCTCAGGGGGCCAGTCTCACGAACCTGCAGAATAGCCTGAACCGCCTCAGCAGCGATGTGAGCAAAAAAGCAGATGCTGCCGCTGTCCAGTCACTGCAGAATCAGGTAACTCAGCAAGGTAAGGATATCACTGCCGCTAACAGCAGCATCACGAACCTGAAAACGTCGCTCGATACGACTGACAGCAATGTGGCGAAGAAGGCTGACGCGACGACAGTCAGTGACCTGACATCCCGTGTTACATCCGCGGAAGGAAAAGTGTCGAGTCAGGGCAACAGCATTACCCGGCTGAACAATTCGCTGAACAATGTTATCGCGGATTCCGACGCTGCTTCCGCCATTCCAGGCAACCTTATCGTCAACCCGTCCTTTGAACGTGGAACGGACGGGTATATCGGGGTTAGTGCACAGAGCACGGTGGTGGCAGTACAGGCGCCGCGAACCGGTACACGTGCACTAAAAGTTGATCCTGGCAGTGTTGCCCCGGGTCAGACTATCGACTTTGTTAAGGGTCGCACTTACGAGGTAGGTGTTTGGGTTAAGCAGATCGCGGGCACGACGGACAATGGCGCCGGCAACAATAAGTTAAGAATCGGCAACAGCGCAGGTAATCCAGTACTGGAGGTTCCGTATACCGGAGCTGGTACGGACTGGACAAAATACAGTAAGCGCTGGAAAGCAACGGAAACAGCCCGCCTTCCAGTAACACTGAATAACTACCTGACAGCCGGAAATCGTTATTTTGATGACTTCTATGTCATCGATGTGACAGACAGCGTCAATATAGACGCCAACGCCTCTGCTATCGCTTCAGTCCAGAATACGGTGACGCAGCAGGGTAAGGATATTACGTCACAGTCATCCAGTATCACAGATCTGAAAAACAGTCTAAAAACGACGGATGCGAACGTGGCTAAAAAAGCGGATGCTTCTGCCCTGGGCGCGCTGCAGAGCACCGTGACGCAGCAGGGTAAAGATATTACGTCTGCCGGTAACAGCATTACGCAGCTGCAGAACAGCTTAGCCTCAACAAACAGCGCGGTGAACAAAAAGGCCGATGCTCAGGCATTGTCCGCATTGACCGGACGCGTCTCGGATGCCGAAGGGAAGCTCTCCTCTCAGAGCGATCAGTTGTCCACGCTGGAAAATTCCCTGCGTCTGGGGAGCCTGATTTCAAACGGCAGTCTGGACAACGACGCCACCTTCTGGGCGGACTCCGGCTCAGGCTCTGCGTTTGTATATGAGGCCGCCGAAAAAGCGCTGCGCACCACCACAGGTTCTATCCGGATCGCCAACACCACACGTATTCCTGTGGAAGTCGGGATGACGCTGACACTCAGCTTTGAGTTTAAGACGACAGAGACCATTTCGGCCATTTCGTCTGATTCGGTGGGTTTCATTACGGACCTGAACGATCAAACGAACTGGCTGGTTTCCCAGGCATCATGGCTTACAGCGGTCACGACAGAATGGCAGCGACAGACCCTGACATTTACGATCCCCGATAAATTCACCGGGCAGTATGTTTACCTTCGTTTTGCTGCGGGGGGCTGGTCTCCGTCGAACAGTGCCCGGCTTTACCTGAAAGATATCGAGGTTTATTCCTCAACCGGGATCGCCGGAAAAGCAGATGCCTCTGCAGTGAGTGAACTCTCCAGCCGTGTTGAGACGGCGGAAGGGAGCATCACTTCTCAGGGTAACAGTCTGACGAATCTGCAGAACAGCCTGAACACCACCAACGCAAATGTCAGTAAGAAAGCCGATGCAAGCGCACTGCAAAGTCTGCAGAACACTGTGACACAGCAGGGGAAAACGCTCTCCTCTGCCTCCAGTGATCTGTCTTCCCTGAAAAATCGCCTCGACACCACCGACGGGAACGTGGCGAAAAAAGCCGATGCCACTGCTTTGCAGGAACTGAAAAGCACGGTGGAGAATCAGGGCAGGGCGCTGAACAGCCAGAGCTCACAGCTCGTGACGCTGAACAACAGCCTGTCCGCCACCAGGAACGATTTGAGTAAGCTGGCGGCGGATGTTGATACGGCCGGGAAAACACCGGGCAACCTTCTTTCCAACGCCAGCTTTGAGCGCGGTACAGAAGGCTGGAGTAACGACGGCAATAACTGGCAGGTCTATGCCGCACAGGGGCCGCATACCGGGAAAAACATCATTCGCATGATCACCGCCGGCGATGCGATGCTGACGCAGTCTTTTGTCGTTAAAGGCGGGCGGACGTATCGTGTTGGCGTATGGGTACGACGTAATGCCGCTGTCGTGATTGCTAATGCCGGGAATACCAAAATCAGCCTGCGTGACGCGAACAATGTTGAAGTGAAAAACGTTCTGCTGACACTGGAAAATATGGGTAATGCCTGGGCGGACGTAAGTCTGGAATATCGTGCACCGGCAGACGCCACCATGCAGATTTCACTGCGCGCATCGCTGAGTGCGGGTGAGGTCTACATGGATGATGCGTATGTCGTGGATATCACTGATGCGGTTAACATTGATGCCGCCGCTGCGGCGACCACTGCTCTGGAAAACCGAGTTTCGAAAAACGAAAGTGCGATAACCAGCCAGAGCACCAGTCTGACGAATCTGCAGAACAGCCTCAACACCACCAACAGTAACGTCAGCAAAAAAGCTGATGCGACGGCGCTGACGACGCTTCAGAACACGGTGAAGCAGCAGGGGGATTCATTATCGACCCAGAGCGGCACCCTCACGAAACTGCAAAACAGCCTGACGACCACGCAGTCAGATCTGGATGCCGCAAAAGCGACACTGGCGAAAAAAGCGGATACCGCAGCCCTGTCTTCTTTACAGAATACCGTGTTGCAACAGGGGAACACGCTGACCTCTCAGGCTTCTCAGCTGACCCGGCTGAACAACAGTCTGACAACGACACAGTCCGGGCTGGATGCCGTGAAAGCTGATGTGGATGCCAGCGCGCCGGGAAACCTGCTGGTAAACAGTACATTCGAACGTGGACAGGATGGCTGGAACGGCTGGACTTCTCAGGCCTCCGTTGTTGAGCTACAGCAACCACGTAGCGGGAAAATGGCGCTGCGTCTGGCACCTGCTTCCGGCACAGCGGCATTGCAGCAGAATATTTCGGTACTGGGTGGTCACACTTATGAGCTTTCCGCGTGGACGAAAGTGGCCGCAGGCACCACTATGGCGCCCGGCTCTGCGGGCAATAACAAATTACGTATCGGGAACACTGACGGATCAGCGGTAGCGGATAAGCAGCTCGATCCTGCTACGATTTCCACGACAACGTGGCAGCAGACCACCCTGCGTTATAAGCCGGCGACGGACCGCACCATCACTGTCGGTCTGATGTATTACCTCAGTGCCGGTATCCAGTATTATGACGACGTGACGTTCACTGATATCACCGATCGCATTGATATCGATGCGAATGCGAACGCAACAAGTAACCTGGATTCACGGGTGACTGCGGCAGAGGGGAAGGTCACATCTCAGGGGAATTCCCTTGTTTCACTGCGTAACGACCTGACGGCGGTACAGTCTGATATCACGAAGAAAGCGGACGCCTCCGCCCTGCAGAATCTGCAGAATACCGTGTCGCAGCAGGGGGATGCCCTCAGCTCGCAGAGCGATCTGGTGACGATGCTGGAAAACAGCCTGTCGGAAGGCAGTCTGATTGGTAACGGCAGCCTGAAAACTGATGCCTCGCTGTGGGAAGATTCAGGTACTGGCTCGGGCTTCACCTGGGATGCGAGCGAGAAAGCCATCCGGACGACCACGGGCTCTGTCCGGGTGGCGAACATCACACGAATTCCTGTGGAAGCGGGTGTCTCTCTGACGGTGACGTTTGAATTTAAAATGTCGGAAGCCATCACGGCGTACAGTTCGGACACGGTCGGGTTTATCGCCAGTCTCAGAGACCCGGTAAACTGGCTGACCTCACAATCCCCGTGGCTGGACGGCGTCACCACACAGTGGCAGAGCCGGACTGTCACGCTGGACATCCCGGCAACCTTCACCGGACGCTATGTTTACCTGCGTTTTGCAGCAGGCGGCTGGTCTCCGGCTAACAGTGCACGACTTTACCTGCGGAACATTGACGTCACCTCGGCTACGGGCGTGGCGAATAAAGCGGATGCCTCGGCCGTCAGCAGTCTGTCCGGCCGGGTTGATACCGTTGAGGGGAAAGTAACGTCTCAGGCGTCTGATTTGACGAACCTGCGTAACAGCCTTAACACAACTAACAACAATGTTAGTAAAAAGGCTGACACCGCCGCGTTACAGAGTCTGCAAAACAAAGTGGAGCAGCAGGGGAATGATATTTCTTCTGCCGGCAGCCAAATCACTGAACTGAATGCCGCGATCCTTGCCGCGAAAGCGGCCGGGGATGATTACATCCCGAATCCGTCGCTTGATCCGGCTTATAACCGCATGGGGTATACCGTGCAGGCCTCCGATGCTGATGGCATTCCTGCAGGGTGTCCGTTTGCATATGTGATCCGCCTTGCCAGTCGTGATCATATTCCCGGCATCAACAATATTGCCGTCACACCGGGCGACGTTTTTGAGATGTCTGCGCTGGTTGCGTGCGGCGCAGGCAGTGCCGACTTTAATTTTTACATCGGTCGGGCAACCACCGTTACCGGTGGTGTCAAAGCGAGATCCTCCGGTGGCAACACAAAAGCCACAGCAGCATGGACGCGCGTGACCTGGCGCTTCACCGTACCGTCCGACACGAATCTGATGCGACCGTTCCTGCAGGTGAACCAGAGTTCTCCGTTCGGCACCATCTGGTATGTAACTGACTGGCATCTGCGCAACGTGACGGCGGCAAACAAGGCACAAAATACCGCTGACAATACCGCCTCTGCCGTTGAGTCTCTGACGACGAAAGTCACCCAGCAGGGTGATACGCTCAGCAGCATCGGGAGCCGGACCACGACGCTGGAAAATGGGCTAAAAACGACGAATACCAGTGTCAGCAAAAAGGCGGATGCGGATACCGTTCAGACACTGCAGAACACGGTAACGCAGCAGGGTAAAGACATCACGGCGGCGAACAGCGCAATTACGAAGCTGACCGGCGATCTGTCGACGACGAATGCCAACGTCAACAGGAAGGCCGATGCAACGGCGCTGTCTACGTTGCAGAACACCGTAACGGATCAGGGCCAAAAGCTGGCCTCTCAGGGCAGCAGTCTGACGCAGCTGGCAAATACCCTGAGTGATGCCATGACCAGTCTGGCCGCGGATGGCAAAATTCCGGGAAACATGATCTCCAACGGGTCATTTGAACGTGGTCAGGATGCGTTTACCGGATGGAACAATGTGACCTCAGTTATCGACGCTCAGTCCCCCAATTTTGGCAGCAGGATTTTGATGTGTGCTGCGGGGCTTGCCGGGATCACACAGAAAGTGCCTGTCGTCAAAGGCAACACCTATAAAATCGGCGTGTTTGCCCGCGCTCAGGCTGGTTCGGTCATGCAGGACGGAAACAATAACAAACTGCGTATTGGCGGCACGAGTTTGCTGTACGACCGCCAGTTTGACACCGCGAATCTGCCAACCGGCTCATCATGGGTTGAGCTGACCGGCACATGGAAGGCGACGGTCGACGGGATGGTCGATGTGTCGATCTATTCGTCCCTTAAATCCGGCGCACAGTATTTCGACGATTTCTATCTGGTCGATGTTACGGATGAGGTGAATATCTCAGCCAATGCCGGGGCTATCAGCGGTCTGACTACGCGGGTGACGAACGCGGAAGGCAAAGTGACAAGCCAGGGCAACAGCATCACCAGCCTGCAGAACAGTCTTAATACGACCAACAGCAACGTCAGTAAAAAAGCAGATGCAGAAGCACTGCAAAACCTGAAAAACACGGTGACGCAGCAAGGGAAGGATATCTCAACCCAGAGCAGTAATATCACCAGTCTGCAGAACGGCCTGAACACGGCGAATGCCGGCATCGACAGTCTGGTTGCCGATAATGACGCGTCGAAAAGATTCGTCGGTAACCTGTTGGCCAACCCGTCATTTGAGCGCGGTCTGACCGGATACAGTGGCGGTGGTGCTTTTATCACGGTGATTGATGCCCAGTCACCCAACACCGGCAGCAGGATTTTGTCCTGCGGTACGGGGACTGGCGCAGTCTCTCAGTCCGTGGATGTCACAAAAGATCGCACCTATAAAATCGGTGTTTTTACCCGCTGTCAGGCTGGTTCCGTTCTCGATGCCCAGGGTAATAATAAACTGCGTATTGGTAGCAGCAGCCTGTTGTATGAACTGCAGTTCAGGCCTGCCAGCTCATCATGGGTTGAGCTGACCGGTACATGGAAAGCTACGATAACGGGCAAAGTGGATGTCTCGATCAATTCCTCACTCAAATCGGGTAATCAGTATTTCGATGATTTTTATTTCATCGATATCACTGACAGAGTGGATCTCGATGCGACAAGCAACGCGGTCAGTAGCCTTACTTCCCGCGTCACGAATGCAGAAGGGACGATTTCAAGTCACACCGGCAGCATTACGAACCTGAATAACAGTCTCAGCTCGCTGAACAAAACCGTTTCCGGGAAAGCGGATACCAGTACGGTACAGGCGCTGCAGAATACCGTGACGCAGCAAGGCAAAGATCTGGATGCAAACGCCAGCAGTCTCACATCCATTAACGCATCTCTGAGCACACTGCAAAGCCAGGGATTAAATCCCTGGGTGGACGGTTCATTCGAGTCATATGCTGCCGGTAAGAGCCTCTATGGTGATACGGCCATAGTAACGACAGACGTTTCCCGTAACGGGTCGAAATCTCTCAAAATCACCCGCAAAGCGGGCGAAACCGGTAACAGTGATAAAATGCTGGGGAAATGGCTATCTGTTCGAGGTGGCGGTAAGTACCGCTTCTCCCTCTGGGCATATATGGACAGTGATATGTCGGCGCCGAACGCATGGAGTGCAATTGTTGGCCTCTATGCGCGCGGTGAGAATGGTGGAGCCAATCAGTGGCCGGGCGCGGTTACCATAAATGAGACGAACATCACCCGTGGAAAATGGACATTCCTGACAGGAGTCGCCAGCGTGGCCGCCGACCGCAGTATCGCTCAGATGTGGATTTCCACTCGCGGTCCATCGGGCGGCGCCGGGTTCTCGCTGTATTTGGATGATATCAATATTGTCGATGTGACCGATGCTCAGGCAGCGCAGACCGATGCGAGCGCGGCAGCGAATGCGGTGACGCAGCTGACAGCGACGGTCAGTCAGCAGGGACGTGACATCACCGCACAGGCTAAGCAGTTCACGGAGCTGCAGAGCAGCCTTAACAGCACTGATGCCCGTATTGCCCGGCAGGACGAAACTATCGCAGCCAATGGCCTGGCGATGGCGAATGGTTTTAACCAGATGCGCAGCATGATTGGCGACAACAGCGCCGCGATCACCACTACGAATAAAACCGTTACCGACCTGGAAAAATCCACGACGGAAAGTATGACGCAACTGACGTCGCAGGTAGGGGATATGTCGGCCTCTGTCCAGCAGACGGCATCGACTGTGGCAGATCTGAACGGGAAACTGAGTGCGCAGTGGGGAGTGAAGGTTGGCACGTCCTCCGGCGGTAAACACTATGTCTCCGGTCTTCAGCTGGGGATGGATGGCAGTGGCCAGTCACAGTTTCTGGTGCAGGCTGATACGTTCGGGGTATATGTCCCTAACGGCGATAAAAGCAATCTGGTCTTCGGTGTCGACGGGAACGGTGCCTATATGCAGCAGGCTATGGCCAGGAACCTGACGATTAACTTTGGCCAGATTTCTGACAGTCTGCAGTCGACTGACTACCAGCCAGGTTCCACTGGCTGGCGTTTGCCTAAAAGCGGTGCTTTTGAGATGAACGGTAATGTCCCAGGAGAAGGACGCGTTCAGCTTGATTCTTCTGGTCTGGCTGTTTATGACCAGAACGGTGTTCTGCGTTGCAAAATAGGGAGAATTTGACAGATGGCTTTTGGCTACAACGCATGGGATGCCAATGGTGTCCCAAATAACTATGGAATCAAGCCTGTATCTGTTACAGGCTTTTTTTTTATTGACGTAAATCAGAAATCAGGACAATGGGAGTTTTCCATTCCGCAGGGAAGAAATATGTCGTTTTTCTTTGTTGGGAATGGGGACCAGCCAGGATCATCACGTCGGCGCATTACTCAATCGGGAAACGTGATCACCATTTCTGATGCCAGTGATGAGGATTTCTCCGCAGGAACCTACCCGGCGACTCGCGGGTTTATCATTGTTCAGGTAGTGAGGTAGGGATGAGTTATGGTGTCACGCTTACTGTACCCAGCGGTGAAATGTGGGTTACTCCGGATAGTATTCCGCTAGCGCTGTATTCGAAGCAGGAAATAACGCTTAGGGGAGGGACAAATTCTGATGAATTCAGAGCGGTAACTTATGACCAGACAAAACCAATGATAGCTTTTGTCTGTTTCACTAACGGCCAGGCAAAAGCTAATACCGTTTATAACGGAAACGAATGTCGGGTAGTGTTTTCCTACGGAAGCCAGCAAGCCAGGGCAGAAATTTATTTCTTCACCATATTTCCACAACCAAAGCCAGACTATGGTCTGGCAATTTGGGATGCATCAGGGACTCTTGTTCTAACTGATAAGACAAGGATACTAACGGACGTGCAAAGCTACGGTGAAGGATACAATATAAACATAACGAATGAGGGGAAATGGGCAGTCTCCCCGCTGGCCCTAGGTCTGGTTGTTGGTGTGGTTAATGATCCACTGCCGAGGCCATTTCAGGGGGAGTATCATGCTTATGCCATTTTTAACGGGTCAAGTACCAATATTAGGGGCATGGTGACGCAGATGCCTGGAGGTAACATATCGGGAGTGACGTACCTTAATATGCGTAATCATTGTCTTGCTATTGAGTGTTCTAAATATGACTGATCTGTTTGGGCGATCAATAATCAAAGTTTGATTTGCAATGTCAATTATAAAATAAAGGTTCGTGCTGATATAGTTTAAACTCACAAGCAAAGATGGATAAAAAATGAAAAAGCAACTCCTTTGTGTAATTTTCCCTTTTGTGATATCTGGATGTTCCGGTGTTATTGATAAGCAACTGCCGGTATGTGACGCTGTTGCGAATATAGGTGGGCAGAAATCAACAGTACAAATTTATGGCGTCAGAAAGGAGGCTGGGCAGACCCAATATATGGCGGGTTATCCATTTAACTGGCGATGGATAAACAAGAATAATTTTATTAGTACAACCTGTAACTGACGATATGGTTACAGAAAAGGCCCCGACTTCCGGGGCTTTTTTTTGTCTGAATCGCAGTGCAGAGGGAATAATATACTATGGCTATTATCAGTGACGAATTAGCGAACAGTATTCAGAAGTGTTTCGACCGCACCTATGTAGATTTAGCGAACCAACAACAATTTTTATTCGGCGCCGGAGATGTCACGGTCACGAAACCGGACGGAACAACGGGGACGGTAAAATCGTGGGCGCAGTTCCTCAGCGAATACAGTTCCCGCCAGACTGCTATCGATGGCGCGATCACAGCAGCAGGGAAGAACGTTGCCAGAACGTCATCAACCAACACGTTCACGCAGCCTCAGACATTCAGCAATGGCGTCACATTCAGCGCCACAATAACCGCTGCTGGGCAAATACTCCGGAATAACAGCGGCACACAATTTACGGCGATTGATGCCGGAAGTCTGGAAATCAGCAGCGATACCACGCCCTATATTGATTTTCATCATAAAGGTAGCGTAGCGGATTATACGCACAGGATTATCACGGAAGACGGTGCGCTGGCCGTCTACCCTGGCCTTCGTGTTCGCGGTGGTTTTGGTCTTTATGGCGTGGGGACGGTTTACGGTGATGCTTATTCGCAGGGATTTATTGCGCGTCTTAATAATGATCCAAACGCATCTATTGGAGACATTCTTGCTTCTCCGCGTTTCACGGTTCGGTTTAACTCACGAGGCAGTGACAGTAACGTAGACGGCGGGCAGGGGGCAATGTGGTTTGAAGAGCAGGTGGGCACCAACCATCGCCTTGTATTAATGGCCGGCGGGTTTAGTGCCAACGTTCAGTACTGGCAATTTCTGGCAGACGGCAGGATTTATAGTAGCCAGAACGGAAACGTTCAATGGCAAGGAACATCCGATGCACGCCTGAAGCACGATATTGAACCAACAGATGGCCAGTTGTCTGTCGAACGTATCCGCAAGCTGGAGTTGGTCACGTTCGTCTATAACGATGACGAGCAGAACAGGACACGGCGGGGGATTATCGCTCAGCAGGCACAGAAAGTGGACCCGCAGTACGTTAAGCAGGTGAACACGTCATACATGAGGAACGGTGAGCAGGTAAACGACGATCGCCTGCAATTGGATAATAACGTGATCATGATGGACACACTGGCGGCGGTAAAAGTACTGCTTGAGCGAGTAGACGAACTAGAGGAGCGATTATCGGCACATGGATAAAATAGTGAACCATATAACTAACCAACAACGTAATTAAAATTGAAAGCCCCCCTGTTTATCAGGGGGGCCTTTTTTATTTTACACTTTCCGTTTTTTCTAACTCAGACTGGAGCAATGCTTCTATTTTACTCATTAAGTCTGGAGAAATTTTTCGGTTATCTAATTTTAATGTGACGTAGTTACCTTTGTATTTCGCAACAACCCCATCACCATACCGCTTCTCAGTTTTTTGTGTATCAGCTGCATTTGTCGAAATGAAATCCTGCAGGGCTTGGATGATTCTCGTTGGTTCGAATATTTCACCATTTTTCTTCATGCGCAGCAGCTGTTGTGCGGCGTCTAGCATGGCTTGCTTATTCTCTTGGTACACCTTGAATAAGTCGTGACCGGCGCGGGCTGATAGTTCGCCAGGATGCTGGAAAATAGCAATGATATCTTTAGGCAGGCCCGCCGTACTTATACAGCGGGTAATGATATTTCGGTCAACCCCCTCGGCCTCCGCTAATGCTTTGACGTTGCCATCGAAATCGTTAAGACGGCGCTGGTATTTTTTTCCACGCTCATATGCACTGGTTGGCCGATAGTCGTTGCCCACTTGCGATAACCACTGCATTTGTTCATCGTCGAGATCGCCGACTAATACGCGGTAGTCACAGCCAGTAATTATGGCCGTTTTACGGCGCCGGGAACCATCAGCAACCTCTATGATGCCTGCAGTTTTGCGAGCGAACGCCGGGTTCTGCTGCCCCGAAGTGAGGAATGACGGAACGAGATCGGCCAAGGACGTTTCGTTGAGCAGGTCTTGATCACGTTCATTACCGAGCCAAACCATCGTCGCCATTTCAACTTTATCCGCTGGGATAGTTTCCAGCTTAAAGTTAACGTTACGTCCACACACAGGCAGCATAATACTGTTTCCCGATAATGAACTAAGCTGGCGTTGCAAATCACCCACCATCGGTGACACAGGCTGTGATGCGGGCGCCTGGTGCGTCTTGCTCATAATGCTGTCGATGTTGGGGGCATTTTTTAAAATAGAGCGCTGTTTCACAATTAGTCCTCCCAACGAGGTTTAATCAAGTCATCGAAAATTTCTTGGCAAACAGGCTCCCAAATAGAGACTGCATTTCGCCATGCATTAAGCGTTGAACGCTGGTTCGCGGCCTGTTCAAATACTGTGCGCATTTTTATTTGGCCCTTTCCTACTTCATCCGTCACTCGGACAACCTGACGCAGGACCATCGATCCCCATGTATTTCTGATTTGCTCTTCCATCCAGCGCGATTGGTTACCAGTGGTCAGACTGTATTTAGTTAGTAACAGCCGTACAACAGGCTCAAAACCACCTAAATCAACGGTTTTAAGAAGGTCCAGAAGCATGGTGAAGAACTGCAGAACGGATGAATAATCAAATAGCTCTGCAGGGGTAGCCACGACGATAATATCGGCTGCGCAAACAACATTAATCGTACCTGTCCCTAAGTTTGGAGCGCTATCAATGACGATGATGTCATAGTTATCCCATACGGATTCGATAGCGGCCCGTAGCATCAGATGCGGAGGATGAGGTAGTTTTCCTTGGGCATGGTATTGCATCAGATCCGTTTCGATACGGTGCAGCGCCAGGCAGCTGGGGATAATGTCCAGACCTGGCCAGCAGGTCGGTTTTATAGCGTATTCCGCATTATCACGCTCACCAAGGTAAAACGGGAGCAAAGTATCCTCGGCATGGATATGTAAATCCGGTACATAGCCGTGATACATCGAGGCGGTCCCTTGCGGATCGTTACCTTCAATGAGTAGCACTCGGTGACCTTGCAGAGCTAACCATTGAGCTTCATGCACTGCAGATGAGGTTTTATAAACGCCGCCTTTGTGCGACATAACAGCTAACACAGCTGGATTTTTGTCTGCAGGACGTTGATTCGGATTGCCGAAAATGCTGCGCATATGGCTAATCTGGTCGATGGTATAGCCGGCGCGACGTTCAACGCGGCCGCGTAACTCAAAATCAGGTGGTGGTAGTCGCCCATTTTTTTCAGCATCCCTAATTGCTTGCGGCGAAACGCCGATTAAATCAGCAACCTCGGTTATCCCCCAGCGACGAGTGATACGGCGAGCCTCGGGGCTATCATCACCAAATTGAGCTATAGCAATGGCCTGCGTCATCTCCTGCCCGCGGCTGATACATTCATGCAGTAAATTAATAAGCGACATTCCAATCCCCCTTGAGGAGTAATTTTCCTTTATGTTTTTTATCGTACTTTATGTATTTAACGCAAAGCAACGTAAAAAACGCAAAGTTCATGATAAAAAGCAAAGTTTATGATTTAACCTACAGAAACAGGCTTTTAGCGTGCTTAGCCAATGCATTATGAGTAGAAGGTAAGTTAGAAGAAGAAGTCTAAAACCTAACTTTATGTTTTTTATAGATAAAATTGTTATTTGTCTTCAACTCTATCGGAAGATAACAGGCTGCTTTCGAGGCCCTTTTTATCTAAAGGACATCAACCGATAAATAGACCACAACAACGTAACACTATCAGATAACATAAACACAAAGAAAACTATAGGCTTACTCATTCCTTAACTTGATCACCAAAACTCACATCATAACATAATCGAATGTCATAGGTTAATCACAACAATTGACATCGTAACCAATTCAGAGAACATAGTCAAGCATCATAACACAACGGCGTTACATATCAGCACACAATAGCCCATTATACGCGCGTATAATGGGCTATTGTGTGCTGATATGTAACGCCGTTGTGTTATGATGCTTGACTATGTTCTCTGAATTGGTTACGATGTCAATTGTTGTGATTAACCTATGACATTCGATTATGTTATGATGTGAGTTTTGGTGATCAAGTTAAGGAATGAGTAAGCCTATAGTTTTCTTTGTGTTTATGTTATCTGATAGTGTTACGTTGTTGTGGTCTATTTATCGGTTGATGTCCTTTAGATAAAAAGGGCCTCGAAAGCAGCCTGTTATCTTCCGATAGAGTTGAAGACAAATAACAATTTTATCTATAAAAAACATAAAGTTAGGTTTTAGACTTCTTCTTCTAACTTACCTTCTACTCATAATGCATTGGCTAAGCACGCTAAAAGCCTGTTTCTGTAGGTTAAATCATAAACTTTGCTTTTTATCATGAACTTTGCGTTTTTTACGTTGCTTTGCGTTAAATACATAAAGTACGATAAAAAACATAAAGGAAAATTACTCCTCAAGGGGGATTGGAATGTCGCTTATTAATTTACTGCATGAATGTATCAGCCGCGGGCAGGAGATGACGCAGGCCATTGCTATAGCTCAATTTGGTGATGATAGCCCCGAGGCTCGCCGTATCACTCGTCGCTGGGGGATAACCGAGGTTGCTGATTTAATCGGCGTTTCGCCGCAAGCAATTAGGGATGCTGAAAAAAATGGGCGACTACCACCACCTGATTTTGAGTTACGCGGCCGCGTTGAACGTCGCGCCGGCTATACCATCGACCAGATTAGCCATATGCGCAGCATTTTCGGCAATCCGAATCAACGTCCTGCAGACAAAAATCCAGCTGTGTTAGCTGTTATGTCGCACAAAGGCGGCGTTTATAAAACCTCATCTGCAGTGCATGAAGCTCAATGGTTAGCTCTGCAAGGTCACCGAGTGCTACTCATTGAAGGTAACGATCCGCAAGGGACCGCCTCGATGTATCACGGCTATGTACCGGATTTACATATCCATGCCGAGGATACTTTGCTCCCGTTTTACCTTGGTGAGCGTGATAATGCGGAATACGCTATAAAACCGACCTGCTGGCCAGGTCTGGACATTATCCCCAGCTGCCTGGCGCTGCACCGTATCGAAACGGATCTGATGCAATACCATGCCCAAGGAAAACTACCTCATCCTCCGCATCTGATGCTACGGGCCGCTATCGAATCCGTATGGGATAACTATGACATCATCGTCATTGATAGCGCTCCAAACTTAGGGACAGGTACGATTAATGTTGTTTGCGCAGCCGATATTATCGTCGTGGCTACCCCTGCAGAGCTATTTGATTATTCATCCGTTCTGCAGTTCTTCACCATGCTTCTGGACCTTCTTAAAACCGTTGATTTAGGTGGTTTTGAGCCTGTTGTACGGCTGTTACTAACTAAATACAGTCTGACCACTGGTAACCAATCGCGCTGGATGGAAGAGCAAATCAGAAATACATGGGGATCGATGGTCCTGCGTCAGGTTGTCCGAGTGACGGATGAAGTAGGAAAGGGCCAAATAAAAATGCGCACAGTATTTGAACAGGCCGCGAACCAGCGTTCAACGCTTAATGCATGGCGAAATGCAGTCTCTATTTGGGAGCCTGTTTGCCAAGAAATTTTCGATGACTTGATTAAACCTCGTTGGGAGGACTAATTGTGAAACAGCGCTCTATTTTAAAAAATGCCCCCAACATCGACAGCATTATGAGCAAGACGCACCAGGCGCCCGCATCACAGCCTGTGTCACCGATGGTGGGTGATTTGCAACGCCAGCTTAGTTCATTATCGGGAAACAGTATTATGCTGCCTGTGTGTGGACGTAACGTTAACTTTAAGCTGGAAACTATCCCAGCGGATAAAGTTGAAATGGCGACGATGGTTTGGCTCGGTAATGAACGTGATCAAGACCTGCTCAACGAAACGTCCTTGGCCGATCTCGTTCCGTCATTCCTCACTTCGGGGCAGCAGAACCCGGCGTTCGCTCGCAAAACTGCAGGCATCATAGAGGTTGCTGATGGTTCCCGGCGCCGTAAAACGGCCATAATTACTGGCTGTGACTACCGCGTATTAGTCGGCGATCTCGACGATGAACAAATGCAGTGGTTATCGCAAGTGGGCAACGACTATCGGCCAACCAGTGCATATGAGCGTGGAAAAAAATACCAGCGCCGTCTTAACGATTTCGATGGCAACGTCAAAGCATTAGCGGAGGCCGAGGGGGTTGACCGAAATATCATTACCCGCTGTATAAGTACGGCGGGCCTGCCTAAAGATATCATTGCTATTTTCCAGCATCCTGGCGAACTATCAGCCCGCGCCGGTCACGACTTATTCAAGGTGTACCAAGAGAATAAGCAAGCCATGCTAGACGCCGCACAACAGCTGCTGCGCATGAAGAAAAATGGTGAAATATTCGAACCAACGAGAATCATCCAAGCCCTGCAGGATTTCATTTCGACAAATGCAGCTGATACACAAAAAACTGAGAAGCGGTATGGTGATGGGGTTGTTGCGAAATACAAAGGTAACTACGTCACATTAAAATTAGATAACCGAAAAATTTCTCCAGACTTAATGAGTAAAATAGAAGCATTGCTCCAGTCTGAGTTAGAAAAAACGGAAAGTGTAAAATAAAAAAGGCCCCCCTGATAAACAGGGGGGCTTTCAATTTTAATTACGTTGTTGGTTAGTTATATGGTTCACTATTTTATCCATGTGCCGATAATCGCTCCTCTAGTTCGTCTACTCGCTCAAGCAGTACTTTTACCGCCGCCAGTGTGTCCATCATGATCACGTTATTATCCAATTGCAGGCGATCGTCGTTTACCTGCTCACCGTTCCTCATGTATGACGTGTTCACCTGCTTAACGTACTGCGGGTCCACTTTCTGTGCCTGCTGAGCGATAATCCCCCGCCGTGTCCTGTTCTGCTCGTCATCGTTATAGACGAACGTGACCAACTCCAGCTTGCGGATACGTTCGACAGACAACTGGCCATCTGTTGGTTCAATATCGTGCTTCAGGCGTGCATCGGATGTTCCTTGCCATTGAACGTTTCCGTTCTGGCTACTATAAATCCTGCCGTCTGCCAGAAATTGCCAGTACTGAACGTTGGCACTAAACCCGCCGGCCATTAATACAAGGCGATGGTTGGTGCCCACCTGCTCTTCAAACCACATTGCCCCCTGCCCGCCGTCTACGTTACTGTCACTGCCTCGTGAGTTAAACCGAACCGTGAAACGCGGAGAAGCAAGAATGTCTCCAATAGATGCGTTTGGATCATTATTAAGACGCGCAATAAATCCCTGCGAATAAGCATCACCGTAAACCGTCCCCACGCCATAAAGACCAAAACCACCGCGAACACGAAGGCCAGGGTAGACGGCCAGCGCACCGTCTTCCGTGATAATCCTGTGCGTATAATCCGCTACGCTACCTTTATGATGAAAATCAATATAGGGCGTGGTATCGCTGCTGATTTCCAGACTTCCGGCATCAATCGCCGTAAATTGTGTGCCGCTGTTATTCCGGAGTATTTGCCCAGCAGCGGTTATTGTGGCGCTGAATGTGACGCCATTGCTGAATGTCTGAGGCTGCGTGAACGTGTTGGTTGATGACGTTCTGGCAACGTTCTTCCCTGCTGCTGTGATCGCGCCATCGATAGCAGTCTGGCGGGAACTGTATTCGCTGAGGAACTGCGCCCACGATTTTACCGTCCCCGTTGTTCCGTCCGGTTTCGTGACCGTGACATCTCCGGCGCCGAATAAAAATTGTTGTTGGTTCGCTAAATCTACATAGGTGCGGTCGAAACACTTCTGAATACTGTTCGCTAATTCGTCACTGATAATAGCCATAGTATATTATTCCCTCTGCACTGCGATTCAGACAAAAAAAAGCCCCGGAAGTCGGGGCCTTTTCTGTAACCATATCGTCAGTTACAGGTTGTACTAATAAAATTATTCTTGTTTATCCATCGCCAGTTAAATGGATAACCCGCCATATATTGGGTCTGCCCAGCCTCCTTTCTGACGCCATAAATTTGTACTGTTGATTTCTGCCCACCTATATTCGCAACAGCGTCACATACCGGCAGTTGCTTATCAATAACACCGGAACATCCAGATATCACAAAAGGGAAAATTACACAAAGGAGTTGCTTTTTCATTTTTTATCCATCTTTGCTTGTGAGTTTAAACTATATCAGCACGAACCTTTATTTTATAATTGACATTGCAAATCAAACTTTGATTATTGATCGCCCAAACAGATCAGTCATATTTAGAACACTCAATAGCAAGACAATGATTACGCATATTAAGGTACGTCACTCCCGATATGTTACCTCCAGGCATCTGCGTCACCATGCCCCTAATATTGGTACTTGACCCGTTAAAAATGGCATAAGCATGATACTCCCCCTGAAATGGCCTCGGCAGTGGATCATTAACCACACCAACAACCAGACCTAGGGCCAGCGGGGAGACTGCCCATTTCCCCTCATTCGTTATGTTTATATTGTATCCTTCACCGTAGCTTTGCACGTCCGTTAGTATCCTTGTCTTATCAGTTAGAACAAGAGTCCCTGATGCATCCCAAATTGCCAGACCATAGTCTGGCTTTGGTTGTGGAAATATGGTGAAGAAATAAATTTCTGCCCTGGCTTGCTGGCTTCCGTAGGAAAACACTACCCGACATTCGTTTCCGTTATAAACGGTATTAGCTTTTGCCTGGCCGTTAGTGAAACAGACAAAAGCTATCATTGGTTTTGTCTGGTCATAAGTTACCGCTCTGAATTCATCAGAATTTGTCCCTCCCCTAAGCGTTATTTCCTGCTTCGAATACAGCGCTAGCGGAATACTATCCGGAGTAACCCACATTTCACCGCTGGGTACAGTAAGCGTGACACCATAACTCATCCCTACCTCACTACCTGAACAATGATAAACCCGCGAGTCGCCGGGTAGGTTCCTGCGGAGAAATCCTCATCACTGGCATCAGAAATGGTGATCACGTTTCCCGATTGAGTAATGCGCCGACGTGATGATCCTGGCTGGTCCCCATTCCCAACAAAGAAAAACGACATATTTCTTCCCTGCGGAATGGAAAACTCCCATTGTCCTGATTTCTGATTTACGTCAATAAAAAAAAAGCCTGTAACAGATACAGGCTTGATTCCATAGTTATTTGGGACACCATTGGCATCCCATGCGTTGTAGCCAAAAGCCATCTGTCAAATTCTCCCTATTTTGCAACGCAGAACACCGTTCTGGTCATAAACAGCCAGACCAGAAGAATCAAGCTGAACGCGTCCTTCTCCTGGGACATTACCGTTCATCTCAAAAGCACCGCTTTTAGGCAAACGCCAGCCAGTGGAACCTGGCTGGTAGTCAGTCGACTGCAGACTGTCAGAAATCTGGCCAAAGTTAATCGTCAGGTTCCTGGCCATAGCCTGCTGCATATAGGCACCGTTCCCGTCGACACCGAAGACCAGATTGCTTTTATCGCCGTTAGGGACATATACCCCGAACGTATCAGCCTGCACCAGAAACTGTGACTGGCCACTGCCATCCATCCCCAGCTGAAGACCGGAGACATAGTGTTTACCGCCGGAGGACGTGCCAACCTTCACTCCCCACTGCGCACTCAGTTTCCCGTTCAGATCTGCCACAGTCGATGCCGTCTGCTGGACAGAGGCCGACATATCCCCTACCTGCGACGTCAGTTGCGTCATACTTTCCGTCGTGGATTTTTCCAGGTCGGTAACGGTTTTATTCGTAGTGGTGATCGCGGCGCTGTTGTCGCCAATCATGCTGCGCATCTGGTTAAAACCATTCGCCATCGCCAGGCCATTGGCTGCGATAGTTTCGTCCTGCCGGGCAATACGGGCATCAGTGCTGTTAAGGCTGCTCTGCAGCTCCGTGAACTGCTTAGCCTGTGCGGTGATGTCACGTCCCTGCTGACTGACCGTCGCTGTCAGCTGCGTCACCGCATTCGCTGCCGCGCTCGCATCGGTCTGCGCTGCCTGAGCATCGGTCACATCGACAATATTGATATCATCCAAATACAGCGAGAACCCGGCGCCGCCCGATGGACCGCGAGTGGAAATCCACATCTGAGCGATACTGCGGTCGGCGGCCACGCTGGCGACTCCTGTCAGGAATGTCCATTTTCCACGGGTGATGTTCGTCTCATTTATGGTAACCGCGCCCGGCCACTGATTGGCTCCACCATTCTCACCGCGCGCATAGAGGCCAACAATTGCACTCCATGCGTTCGGCGCCGACATATCACTGTCCATATATGCCCAGAGGGAGAAGCGGTACTTACCGCCACCTCGAACAGATAGCCATTTCCCCAGCATTTTATCACTGTTACCGGTTTCGCCCGCTTTGCGGGTGATTTTGAGAGATTTCGACCCGTTACGGGAAACGTCTGTCGTTACTATGGCCGTATCACCATAGAGGCTCTTACCGGCAGCATATGACTCGAATGAACCGTCCACCCAGGGATTTAATCCCTGGCTTTGCAGTGTGCTCAGAGATGCGTTAATGGATGTGAGACTGCTGGCGTTTGCATCCAGATCTTTGCCTTGCTGCGTCACGGTATTCTGCAGCGCCTGTACCGTACTGGTATCCGCTTTCCCGGAAACGGTTTTGTTCAGCGAGCTGAGACTGTTATTCAGGTTCGTAATGCTGCCGGTGTGACTTGAAATCGTCCCTTCTGCATTCGTGACGCGGGAAGTAAGGCTACTGACCGCGTTGCTTGTCGCATCGAGATCCACTCTGTCAGTGATATCGATGAAATAAAAATCATCGAAATACTGATTACCCGATTTGAGTGAGGAATTGATCGAGACATCCACTTTGCCCGTTATCGTAGCTTTCCATGTACCGGTCAGCTCAACCCATGATGAGCTGGCAGGCCTGAACTGCAGTTCATACAACAGGCTGCTGCTACCAATACGCAGTTTATTATTACCCTGGGCATCGAGAACGGAACCAGCCTGACAGCGGGTAAAAACACCGATTTTATAGGTGCGATCTTTTGTGACATCCACGGACTGAGAGACTGCGCCAGTCCCCGTACCGCAGGACAAAATCCTGCTGCCGGTGTTGGGTGACTGGGCATCAATCACCGTGATAAAAGCACCACCGCCACTGTATCCGGTCAGACCGCGCTCAAATGACGGGTTGGCCAACAGGTTACCGACGAATCTTTTCGACGCGTCATTATCGGCAACCAGACTGTCGATGCCGGCATTCGCCGTGTTCAGGCCGTTCTGCAGACTGGTGATATTACTGCTCTGGGTTGAGATATCCTTCCCTTGCTGCGTCACCGTGTTTTTCAGGTTTTGCAGTGCTTCTGCATCTGCTTTTTTACTGACGTTGCTGTTGGTCGTATTAAGACTGTTCTGCAGGCTGGTGATGCTGTTGCCCTGGCTTGTCACTTTGCCTTCCGCGTTCGTCACCCGCGTAGTCAGACCGCTGATAGCCCCGGCATTGGCTGAGATATTCACCTCATCCGTAACATCGACCAGATAGAAATCGTCGAAATACTGTGCGCCGGATTTAAGGGACGAATAGATCGACACATCGACCATCCCGTCGACCGTCGCCTTCCATGTGCCGGTCAGCTCAACCCATGATGAGCCGGTTGGCAGATTCGCGGTGTCAAACTGGCGGTCGTACAGCAAACTCGTGCCGCCAATACGCAGTTTGTTATTGTTTCCGTCCTGCATGACCGAACCAGCCTGAGCGCGGGCAAACACGCCGATTTTATAGGTGTTGCCTTTGACGACAGGCACTTTCTGTGTGATCCCGGCAAGCCCCGCAGCACACATCAAAATCCTGCTGCCAAAATTGGGGGACTGAGCGTCGATAACTGAGGTCACATTGTTCCATCCGGTAAACGCATCCTGACCACGTTCAAATGACCCGTTGGAGATCATGTTTCCCGGAATTTTGCCATCCGCGGCCAGACTGGTCATGGCATCACTCAGGGTATTTGCCAGCTGCGTCAGACTGCTGCCCTGAGAGGCCAGCTTTTGGCCCTGATCCGTTACGGTGTTCTGCAACGTAGACAGCGCCGTTGCATCGGCCTTCCTGTTGACGTTGGCATTCGTCGTCGACAGATCGCCGGTCAGCTTCGTAATTGCGCTGTTCGCCGCCGTGATGTCTTTACCCTGCTGCGTTACCGTGTTCTGCAGTGTCTGAACGGTATCCGCATCCGCCTTTTTGCTGACACTGGTATTCGTCGTTTTTAGCCCATTTTCCAGCGTCGTGGTCCGGCTCCCGATGCTGCTGAGCGTATCACCCTGCTGGGTGACTTTCGTCGTCAGAGACTCAACGGCAGAGGCGGTATTGTCAGCGGTATTTTGTGCCTTGTTTGCCGCCGTCACGTTGCGCAGATGCCAGTCAGTTACATACCAGATGGTGCCGAACGGAGAACTCTGGTTCACCTGCAGGAACGGTCGCATCAGATTCGTGTCGGACGGTACGGTGAAGCGCCAGGTCACGCGCGTCCATGCTGCTGTGGCTTTTGTGTTGCCACCGGAGGATCTCGCTTTGACACCACCGGTAACGGTGGTTGCCCGACCGATGTAAAAATTAAAGTCGGCACTGCCTGCGCCGCACGCAACCAGCGCAGACATCTCAAAAACGTCGCCCGGTGTGACGGCAATATTGTTGATGCCGGGAATATGATCACGACTGGCAAGGCGGATCACATATGCAAACGGACACCCTGCAGGAATGCCATCAGCATCGGAGGCCTGCACGGTATACCCCATGCGGTTATAAGCCGGATCAAGCGACGGATTCGGGATGTAATCATCCCCGGCCGCTTTCGCGGCAAGGATCGCGGCATTCAGTTCAGTGATTTGGCTGCCGGCAGAAGAAATATCATTCCCCTGCTGCTCCACTTTGTTTTGCAGACTCTGTAACGCGGCGGTGTCAGCCTTTTTACTAACATTGTTGTTAGTTGTGTTAAGGCTGTTACGCAGGTTCGTCAAATCAGACGCCTGAGACGTTACTTTCCCCTCAACGGTATCAACCCGGCCGGACAGACTGCTGACGGCCGAGGCATCCGCTTTATTCGCCACGCCCGTAGCCGAGGTGACGTCAATGTTCCGCAGGTAAAGTCGTGCACTGTTAGCCGGAGACCAGCCGCCTGCTGCAAAACGCAGGTAAACATAGCGTCCGGTGAAGGTTGCCGGGATGTCCAGCGTGACAGTCCGGCTCTGCCACTGTGTGGTGACGCCGTCCAGCCACGGGGATTGTGAGGTCAGCCAGTTTACCGGGTCTCTGAGACTGGCGATAAACCCGACCGTGTCCGAACTGTACGCCGTGATGGCTTCCGACATTTTAAATTCAAACGTCACCGTCAGAGAGACACCCGCTTCCACAGGAATTCGTGTGATGTTCGCCACCCGGACAGAGCCCGTGGTCGTCCGGATGGCTTTCTCGCTCGCATCCCAGGTGAAGCCCGAGCCAGTACCTGAATCTTCCCACAGCGAGGCATCAGTTTTCAGGCTGCCGTTACCAATCAGACTGCCTTCCGACAGGCTGTTTTCCAGCATCGTCACCAGATCGCTCTGCGAGCTGAGGGCATCCCCCTGCTGCGACACGGTATTCTGCAGATTCTGCAGGGCGGAGGCGTCCGCTTTCTTCGTGATATCAGACTGTACCGCCGTCAGGTCGTTACGCAGTGAAACAAGGGAATTCCCCTGAGATGTGACCTTCCCCTCTGCCGCAGTCACCCGTGAATCCAGGTTACTTGTTGCGTTCGCATTCGCATCGATATCAATGCGATCGGTGATATCAGTGAACGTCACGTCGTCATAATACTGGATACCGGCACTGAGGTAATACATCAGACCGACAGTGATGGTGCGGTCCGTCGCCGGCTTATAACGCAGGGTGGTCTGCTGCCACGTTGTCGTGGAAATCGTAGCAGGATCGAGCTGCTTATCCGCTACCGCTGATCCGTCAGTGTTCCCGATACGTAATTTGTTATTGCCCGCAGAGCCGGGCGCCATAGTGGTGCCTGCGGCCACTTTCGTCCACGCGGAAAGCTCATAAGTGTGACCACCCAGTACCGAAATATTCTGCTGCAATGCCGCTGTGCCGGAAGCAGGTGCCAGACGCAGCGCCATTTTCCCGCTACGTGGTTGCTGTAGCTCAACAACGGAGGCCTGAGAAGTCCAGCCGTTCCAGCCATCCTGTCCACGTTCGAATGTACTGTTTACCAGCAGGTTTCCCGGCGCGCTGGCATCCACATCAGCTTTCACGGCATCCAGCCCGGACTGTGTCGTTGTCAGACTGTTGTTCAGCCGGGTCAGCTGAGAAGCCTGAGAGGTCAGCGTGTTCCCCTGTTGCAACACGGTATTCTGTAAAGAAGACAGGGCTGCGGTATCCGCTTTTTTCGCCAGTGTCGCTTTTGCGGCATCCAGATCTGACTGCGTGGTCGTCAGGCTGTTTTGCAGTTTCGTGAGGGTGCCGCTCTGGGTCGATAATGAATCCCCCTGCTGCTTCACCGTGTTCTGAAGCGTCGTCAGCGCCGTCGCATCAGCTTTTTTGCTGACGTTACTGTTGGTGGTGTTGAGGCTGTTCTGCAGATTCGTCAGACTGGTGCTCTGGCTGGTTATCGCACTTTCGTTTTTCGAAACTCGGTTTTCCAGAGCAGTGGTCGCCGCAGCGGCGGCATCAATGTTAACCGCATCAGTGATATCCACGACATACGCATCATCCATGTAGACCTCACCCGCACTCAGCGATGCGCGCAGTGAAATCTGCATGGTGGCGTCTGCCGGTGCACGATATTCCAGACTTACGTCCGCCCAGGCATTACCCATATTTTCCAGTGTCAGCAGAACGTTTTTCACTTCAACATTGTTCGCGTCACGCAGGCTGATTTTGGTATTCCCGGCATTAGCAATCACGACAGCGGCATTACGTCGTACCCATACGCCAACACGATACGTCCGCCCGCCTTTAACGACAAAAGACTGCGTCAGCATCGCATCGCCGGCGGTGATCATGCGAATGATGTTTTTCCCGGTATGCGGCCCCTGTGCGGCATAGACCTGCCAGTTATTGCCGTCGTTACTCCAGCCTTCTGTACCGCGCTCAAAGCTGGCGTTGGAAAGAAGGTTGCCCGGTGTTTTCCCGGCCGTATCAACATCCGCCGCCAGCTTACTCAAATCGTTCCTGGTGGCGGACAGGCTGTTGTTCAGCGTCACGAGCTGTGAGCTCTGGCTGTTCAGCGCCCTGCCCTGATTCTCCACCGTGCTTTTCAGTTCCTGCAAAGCAGTGGCATCGGCTTTTTTCGCCACGTTCCCGTCGGTGGTGTCGAGGCGATTTTTCAGGGAAGACAGATCACTGGAGGCAGAGGAGAGCGTTTTCCCCTGCTGTGTCACAGTGTTCTGCAGACTTTGCAGTGCGCTTGCATCGGCTTTCTTACTGACATTTGCGTTGGTGGTGTTCAGGCTGTTCTGCAGATTCGTCAGACTGTTACCCTGAGAAGTGATGCTCCCTTCCGCCGTCTCAACACGGCTGGAGAGTTCACTCACTGCAGAGGCATCTGCTTTTCCGGCGATCCCGGTTGAGGAATAAACCTCGATATCTTTCAGGTAAAGCCGGGCACTGTTCGACGGAGACCAGCCCCCCGCAGCAAAACGAAGGTAAACATACTGCCCGGTGAATTTATCGGGGATCGTAAATGTCAGGGTCTGTCGCTGCCATTCTGTCGTGACCGCTGTAAGCCATGATGCCTGGGAAACCAGCCAGTTCGTTTGATCGTTCAGGTCCGTAATGAAACCCACCGAATCAGACGAAATGGCCGAAATGGTCTCTGTCGTCTTAAACTCAAAGCTGAGTGTCAGCGTCATCCCGACTTCCACAGGAATACGTGTGGTGTTGGCGATCCGGATAGAACCTGTGGTGGTGCGCAGCGCTTTTTCGGCGGCCTCATATACAAACGCAGAGCCTGAGCCGGAGTCCGCCCAGAAGGTGGCGTCGTTGTCCAGACTGCCGTTTGAAATCAGGCTCCCCAGACGCAGGGAATTTTCCAGCGTGGACAACTGATCGCTCTGAGAGGAGAGCTTCCCTTCGGCATCCGAGACGCGTCCGGTCAATGCGGACAATGCCTGAGCATCGGCCTTTTTGTTCACCGCGCTGTTTGTTGAGGCTAAGCTGTTCTGCAGCTGCGTAATGCTGTTACCGGCAGACGTAATATCTTTACCCTGCTGCGTCACGGTGCTCTGCAGCGCGCCCAGGGCAGAAGCATCCGCTTTTTTAGCCACGTTCGCATCCGTCGTTTTTAGACTGTTTTTCAGATCTGTGATACTGGATGACTGTGACGTAATATCCTTACCCTGCTGCGTCACCGTATTCTGGACTGAAGCGATAGCAGAGGCGTTGGCGTCTATATTGACGCTGTCTGTCACATCGATGACATAGAAGTCATCAAAATAACGATTTCCGGCTGTCAGGTAGTTATTCAGTGTTACTGGAAGGCGGGCTGTTTCCGTTGCTTTCCAGCGCTTACTGTATTTTGTCCAGTCCGTACCAGCTCCGGTATACGGAACCTCCAGTACTGGATTACCTGCGCTGTTGCCGATTCTTAACTTATTGTTGCCGGCGCCATTGTCCGTCGTGCCCGCGATCTGCTTAACCCAAACACCTACCTCGTAAGTGCGACCCTTAACAAAGTCGATAGTCTGACCCGGGGCAACACTGCCAGGATCAACTTTTAGTGCACGTGTACCGGTTCGCGGCGCCTGTACTGCCACCACCGTGCTCTGTGCACTAACCCCGATATACCCGTCCGTTCCACGTTCAAAGGACGGGTTGACGATAAGGTTGCCTGGAATGGCGGAAGCAGCGTCGGAATCCGCGATAACATTGTTCAGCGAATTGTTCAGCCGGGTAATGCTGTTGCCCTGACTCGACACTTTTCCTTCCGCGGATGTAACACGGGATGTCAGGTCACTGACTGTCGTCGCGTCAGCCTTCTTCGCCACATTGCTGTCAGTCGTATCGAGCGACGTTTTCAGGTTCGTGATGCTGCTGTTAGCGGCAGTGATATCCTTACCTTGCTGAGTTACCTGATTCTGCAGTGACTGGACAGCGGCAGCATCTGCTTTTTTGCTCACATCGCTGCTGAGGCGGTTCAGGCTATTCTGCAGGTTCGTGAGACTGGCCCCCTGAGAAGCCAACGTGTCCCCCTGCGTGGTAACCTGCGTTTTCAGCGTCGTCAGCGCCGACGCATCGGCCTTTCCGGCCAGGGATGACTTCAGGCCGGTGATGTCGGATGCCATCGCCTCATCGGCTGTATTCAGCGTATCAAGGGACTGGTTTATCGTTGACAGGCTGTCGTTGATCCGGGTCTCAAGAGACTGTCGGGCGGAAGCTTCGGCCTTGTCCCCTGTGACTCGTGCCTGTTGTTCCTGATAAATCAGACCAGAACTGACTTTGGTCAGATCATTTCCGTCATACGAGCCTCGCAGCTGAACAGCCAGGTCTTGTCTGTTTGCCGCCTCTGCCGCGTCCGCTTGCGTCCGGGCAAGCTGCTCGTTCTGCAGCGCGGCCATGCCGGCCCCCGGCGTCGGACGTCCCACGGCCAGCCAGTCAATTAAGAAGTAATTCTCTTCATTCTGACCCTGCGCCAGATCTAAACGGAAACGACGGATGCGCTGCGATGGCAGCCACGGAATATCATGCAGCGTGACCGTCGCCGTATCGTTAACGTCATATTCCGGCTCATCAATCACAACTGAACGCGCATTATCCCAGCCGGATTCGTCCGCGCCAATCCAGAGCAGGCGTCCATTCCATGCCGGGTTACCGACTTTTTTCAGGCGAAGCTTGATGAAGCGGTAGGCGGCGGCATCGATGCCCAAATCATTCGGGGAGCGGGCACTGGAAGTACCGTTATCCGCTTTCAACCATCCATCATCCGTGACGATCATTGGCGTGTAACCATTGTCATCTTCGGTCCAGCCCTCATTGCTGGTATCAAAATACCAGATATTCAGAGGATCAAACTGTTCGCCCGTACCGGCGGCAACCTGGGAGATTTGTTGTGCCAGTGACTCTGTAGCCGTCTGCAGCTGTGAGTTGAGGGAACGGATCGCGGCTTCGCGATTATTCTCCTCATTCAACAATGCATCCGCACGCGCTTTCGCTTCACTGGACACCGCACTAATACGCTCAGCTGTTTCATTTGCCAGTGCATCGGCTGTTCTGGTGTCAAGCTCAGATACGGCTTTCACTCGGGCGGCATTTTCTGCAGCGATAGCATCGTTACGTTTCTGTGCTTCGTCAGCAATAGCCTTACTCCGGGCAGCAGCTTCATCCTTCACGGCATCTGAAATCGCCGTTGCCCGGGCCCGGGCTTCATCTGCCAGCGCGTAAGCTCGATCAGCTGCTTCCCGGGCAATGGCATCCGATAGTTCAGCCGATTCCTGTGCAATAGCGTTTGCCCGGTCAGCAGACTCCCGGGCAATGGCATCAGACAGTTCAGCCGACTCGCGCGCGATGGCTGCTGTCCGGTCAGCCGATTCCTGAGCAATAGCACTGGCCCGCGCCAGCGCCTCATCCGCCAGGGCCTGTTCGATGTCATTTCTGGTTTCCTGCACCAGTTGCTGCGCTTCCTGCTTCGCATCCGTTACCTGTGAAGCAACGTCCTTTTTCGCTGCTTCAATTGCCGAGTCCACCTCTTCGGCCACGGCCCGGGTATCAATCTCTTTCACCAGTGACTGATACGTTTCCGTATCTTTAATGGCTTCATCCAATTGCTGGAAGTAATCACTGACGTTATCGCTGGACATTCCCTGCACCCAGTCGGTCCATGACGAGGCATTGCCCAGGCGGTCAACCAGACGCGCGCGGTACCAGAACTGCGTGGCAATCTGCAGGCCCATCTGCTGATACTTTTTACCGGGGTACGCCAAATCAGTTAGCGGCAGTGCTCCGTTGCCGTTCTGGTTCGGGCTGTACTGCAGTTCAGTACGCTGAGTATCCTCTGCTCCTGCAGGAAACTCCCAGCGGATTTCAATACCTGCGGTCAGTGAAACGGTTGTCAGCGCCAACGGCGGCAGCGGTTCGCCAACTTTCCCGGTCAGGGTCTTCTCTTCGGAATACGCCCAGCCGCTCGAGATCTCCGCCGCATTGATCGCGCAGACGCGAACCAGATAACGACCGGCATAAATGCCGCTGACCTCAAACGAGGTGGTCGAGCTGCGCGGCACATTAATCCAGTTCCCGTCGTTACGGCGCCACTGCGCTTCGTAGGCAATAGCGCCGCTGACCGCTGACCAGTTAACCTGCATCGTTTCGACGCTGATCCCCTGATTCACGACCGAGCGGGATGTGATGACAATATCGTCAGGAGGTGACTGGTTGCCCGCCGGCAATACGCTAACCGGGCGCTGGTCGATAATAGCGCCGGTATCGATGCGGGCGAATTTATCCGGGTCATGTGCCACGCCGGTGATCGTGAGGGTGGCATCGCTGTTCTCTTTTACCCCTGTAACCCGGTACTGCTGCAGGAAGAGGTCATCGGATTCAACGGCCCAGACGCATTCCCGTTCTGGTGTCTCACTGTACGCCGTTGTGACCGTAATCTGCCGGCGTCCGTTAACAGCCTGAATGGTCCGGCTCTGTGAGATACCGGATGGCAGGTTTAGCTGGAGACGGTCGCCAGGTTTGGCATCCACATCACGATCCAGAGTAATCACCCGGCCATTCACCGCGCTGATTCGCCCGCCGTTGACCCGTCCGGCCAGCAACTCATCCGCCAGGGCAATGATATAACCGGGTTGAGGAATGCGACCGTCCAGCCCCACATCAAACTCAACGACCCGGTCTTTGTTGTTGGTCAGTATGCCCCACAACCCCTTACGGTGGGCTTCGCTCTGGCGCGTACAGCCAATCGCGGTCAGTTCGAGCTGGTTAAAACTGTAGCGGGAAACCAGTTCCGGGATAAACGCCGGCTCCATCGCATCAGCATAAGCATTATCCGGATCAGACCAGGAAACCAGGGCGTTGGTGTACCGAACCTGGCTGCTGCTGCTCGAATAACGGGGTTTGCCGACAATATTGGCGCGCGTATAGGTAAAATCGACATCACGCGGCATATCAGCCTGCACAACAATCTGCTCACCGTTCCAGCAGGTCATGCCCCGGAAAATGGCGGCAAAGTCTCGCAGCACGGTGTAAGCGTCGTTGCGTTCCTGGACGTAGACGTTACAGGTATAGCGCGGCTCCATGCCGTCACCACCGCGCCCGTCAGGAACCAGCTGATCGCAGTACTGTGCAATCTGGTACAACGTCCATTTCGAAATATTGGCGCTGCTCAGACGATTACCGAGACCAAAACGGTCAGCTGTAACAATGTCGTAATAGATCCAGGCCGGGTTATCCGTCCAGGCCCATTTAAACCCGCCGGTCCAGACGCCGGTATATTCGCGGGTTTCCGGATTGTAGTTATCCGGCACACGAATCACGCGCCCACGCGGCTCACAGGAAATTTGCGGAATGGAGCCATTAAACTGGCTGGAGTCGAACTCGATATAAAGCAGCGCGGTGTTGGGATAACGCAGCTTCGCGTCAATCACTTCGGTATAGCTCTGCAGCGTCATCACGTCGCCAACTTTGACACTGTTTGCATCCGGAGAGATTTTACGCAGGCGTAGCGTCCAGGTACTGCCGGCCTGGGGCAGATCAATACGATGGCTCCGCTCATAACCGGAGGTGGTTTTACCCGTGACAGCGGTTTCCAGCACCGTCTGCCAGGCGCCGCCGTCGGTCTGCAGGTCAATCGCATACTTGACGGTATTGCCCACCACGTCGCCGTCATCTTCCTGTTTCATCAGGGACGGCCATTTCAGGCGGACACGAACGGCAGAAAGCTGGGTATTAGTAAAGGTATGGGTCCAGGCTGTCTTGCTGGAAACTTCCGTTCCTACACTGATTTCATTTTCAGTACCGGGAATACCCTGAATATAAGTCTGAGCCTGCGTGCCGGGGCGAAATTCCCAGGACACGCCACTGAAGTTTTGCGAACCATCAGCATTTTCAAGCGGGGTGCCATCAAGATAAATATCTTTCCCGGTTAAACCACCTGCAAATTCACCCTCACCTAATGCGAGCAGAATTTTGGCTTTTGCAACGGACTGTAAATCATCCGGCTGTTCCGTCGGTGTACGCTGCTTTGAGCCGCCACCCTTGCGCCCTTTAATTATGTTATTTGCCATATTACGCCCATAAAAAAAGCCACCGCAAGGTGGCCTGAATTGGATGGTTTACTGAATAAAACTTATTGCTGGTCTTCTACGTAAATACCGGCAGATATAATGGCGCCGCCAATTCGCCGTTTGCCATAAAGCAAAGGGACCGGGTATCCCTGAGAGGCAGTGTTCGTCACGCCCCCAAAGGCGTAGGACGCTTTATTGTCAGCGGATTCTTTTCGTGCCAGGCCAGCTGGCTGTGGGGAGAGCATCTGAACGACGCCGCCGAGCATCATGGCGCCGCCAGCTTGAATACCATACGCGGCATTAGCCCAATCCTCTGTGAAAAAACCATAGGCAACACTTGCCGCAACAATAACTGCACCAAGGATTGTTTGGAGAATTCCTGCCTTCTTACTGCCAATGATAACAGGGACTATGCGGATAATTTCGCCACTTACAGGGAATCCTAAATCATCATGCCCGATATTCTTATTCCCTTTAAATACTGCATAGGTCAATCCACGCTCCTCACTGGATATCATGAACCTTTCAAATCCAGGGATCGTCGCAGATAATGCCTCTCCGGCTTCATTGATGTTCTTTATTAAACGATAATGAACCTTCCCAAAGGTTTTACCCAGGACTCCAGACAGTTCTATTCTCGTCATGGTTTCTTGCATGCTTTATCCTTGCCATTCAATTAAGATAACACTGTCTCTCCCACTCCTTATTAAAGGAGGTGGTGCCTTCATCTATTGCAGAAAAATTGACAGAAAATATGTAACGAGACTCCCCAGTGTAACCACCAAAACTATTTTTAGCGTTGACATGGCCACAGATAGCACCATTTTTCCCAATGAATTCACCAGAAAATTTAGCTGAGGAGGGGTCTTTTAGCATCCCTTTTATATGCTCTCTGGCGTTAAGGATATCATTTAGCTGTTGCTGATCTTCTTCCTTTGATTTCCTAGTAACTTCATTTTTAATTTCATCCCTCTGCTTTCTTAATTCATATGCTTCTCCAAATATTGGTGTCTGCGCATTAGTAAGGAGCAAAAAGATTAAACATGCAGAGATTGAACTCAACCCTAGGAAACCTTCTCCACCATGATTTTGGTTTGTAAAAACAAATGCAGCCATTATGGCTGGGATTAGAAAAACAAATGATATCGGTGCTCTGTAAGCATAAAAGCAGGTTATAATAAAAAATATTATGGCTATAACTAATGCTACTCTCCCAACAATAAATTTTAGTCCACTACTATCATTGTTTTTTTGAGATGTACAGCATCGATTATCTTTATCAGTATTTTTGGAAGATGCGTGTTTTACTGGTAAATATTCACCTACCGTTCCTGTATTAACAACGACTCCATCAGCAATCATCCTGTCCACAATTTCATCAAGAGTGTCAGGAGGAATGCGCAAGGACTTAGAAATATAATCAAAGCGCACACTCCCATCCATTTTATTAACGAAATTTACAACTTTATTGTATAACTGCTCAGTGATTGGCTCATTCATTCGCATGCTCCTGTAAATTGAATTAGGAGCATAATATACAGGCACCTTAAAATAGTGAATGATGTCGCACGATTTTCATCGTCCTTTCCATCCAGTATCCACCATACGGCACGCGATTGCTGAGATGGCCATACAGATGATGCAGGAGCATATTTTCTTCCAGCAGAATCCCGGCGTGGTTCCACTTATCCGCCTGCACCTGCATGATCACCATATCACCCGGTTGTGGTGGACCATCAAACTCACGGAACCCGCATTCATACCAGCAGTCCTGATAAAAATTGTCCGGATACTCCTTTTCCCACCACGGATAATCGACGCGGTAATCGTGCAGCTCGATGCCGTGGGTTTGCCGAAAATAGCTCATCACCAGGCCCCAGCAATCGTAGTGGCCCAGCACGAATGGTCGCTCGAGGAGCGGCAACTCACCACGCGGGTGGATGGTACGGAGATCGCCTTCTGGCCAGCTGATAATATGCCAGGGGAGAAGGGTCGCGTCGCATTGCGCTTTATCCAGTTCGCTCGGCTGGGTGGTGGCATCAGGATGGCTGTGAACAATACCGGTGATCGTTCCCCATTCCTCAACCTCCGCATAATCCTCCGGCGCCAGCACAAAATTATCTTTCGACTCTGTGGCCAGGTTCCGGCAGGGGAAATAACGCTCCGCTCGGCCCCTCTGGGCGACGAGGCCGCAGGCCTCGCGCGGATATTCTGCGGCCGCATGTTCCTGGATGGCCTTAATCGTTTTCTGACGCATATCAGCTCCTGATTAATGAGGTGCCGGGGAACCCGCCAAACGGCAGTTCGCTATTCTCACCATGACGTAATTTGCAGGCCGTGAGCGTTCCATTGCAGACATCCTGCGACGGGTCATCAACCGGCTGATTGTTCCTGTCAAAATACCGGGTGCCGGCATAGTCGCACCCGTTACCGCTGCGGTATTGATTGCGGATACACCAGGTGCAAATCGCATGCAGCTGGCGAGTGGGGATCATCATCCCCTGCAGGGCAAACGGGCTGGAGAGAGTAAATTCCACCTTCTCATCGTCTTCATAATGCTTTACGTCAATGAAGAAAAGGCGCCGTTTCTCCTGCGTCGGATCAGCTGAGGCATTCCCGTCCGGAAAGTTCTTCGCATCGAGATACTGTTTTTGCGTGTCGTGGATGACAACCCGCGCCAGAGCCAGATCGTCGTAATGAAGACAGAGCGCGGATATTTTCCCGTCGATGTTCCCTACCCGCAGCGTTGGCTGCGCGTCGCTGCCAGTGGTGGATGACTCGATCCCTTCGATTACACATGGCCAGGCTTTATACTCCCGCCCCTGCCACCAGATGCTTTTCGCCGGCAGCTTATCCAGGTCGCCGTCAGCGGCGAGGATTTCGGCTGCAGTATGGGGGACGTTATAGCCGTGGAAATACAAAACCTCGTCCAGTCCAAACGCCTGGCCATCGATCTCCAGGAGACGAACCTCATCGCCTGGCTCTAACTTCTGATAATTCGCGTTAAGGCTCATGGTTTAAATGCCTGAATAAAAGTGGCTGAAAGTGAGTAATTTCCGCCGCCCAGCGGCACCGGTTTATATTGTTCGCAGCGGTAAAGCCCCACCTCTTCCAGAGGCGGGGTCCACTGAAACGCGCGGGTGCCGGCATGACGGTCGAAGAACTGCTTAATCGGACGGATATAGTCCTCCGTACCGACAAAACTCAGCTCCCAGTCCTGTGATCGGGTGTTAATACCATCGCCGGATACCTGCGCATACCCGTCACCGAACTGCGCCTTCCGGACACGAAAGTTAACGGTCTGCTGGGGATTAACCCGCGGACTCCAGGTGAATATCTCAATAGCCATCAACGTTGCCCTTTAACTGCATTCCAGACCATCCCGCCAGGGCGCATATCCTGCGCCATCAGCTCCCTGTATTTTTTCTCCACAAACGAGCCAATCTGCTGGCCAAACTGCTCAAAACCAGACGGTGCCTGCGTTGAGGTGTTTCCGCCTTCAATCGTGATATAGACTTTTGGCCCTTCCGGCGCGCCGGCGTTCTGACCACCACCCACCGCGCGTACACCCAGCGAACCATCACCGGCACGCGTCAGCGGCATGATGGCCTCCGGCCCGGCCTCGCCAAATACGCCGGCCCCTTTTGCGAAAGCGAAGAACTGCGGAGAGTCGTAGACCTGGTTGCTGTAGGCACTTAATGAAGGAGAATCGAAGACACCGCCTTTGGCATAACCCGGTATTTGAAAGTTAAAGTTATTACCCGCATTCTGAATCGCAGTTCCTGCGCCGACATCAGCCGCTCCAGAAACACCACCTGCAATACTCACTCCAGCTCCCACCACACCCATGATGGTTTGCATGATAGTGCTGGTAACAAGAGCCTGAGCGGCCATATCAACGAGGTTTTTTATGATTGACTGTGTGAGCGAGGAAAACAGGTCAGCCATGTTCTCCTTAAAGCTTCTCGTCCGCGTCAGCATGCTCGTCAGGAAGTTGCTCGAGCGTTCATGGGCCGTTTCAAATAACCCGACGGCCAGGCTCTGGAATTCGCCCTGTGATCGATATAACTCCAGCGACGTCTGATATTGCGAATCTGCAGAATCCTTCGTCGCCTTCTTCATCAGCATTTCGTACTGTTCTTTGCTGATCGCGCTGCTCTGATAGTACGACAGCAGCAAAGCCTGCCGCTGCGTTAACTGATTGCGGAGTGCTACCAGTGGATCAACCTCACCGGCGATATCCAGTTTAGGCGCCGCGATTTCGTCAGCCTTTGCCTGCAGCAGCTCTTTCGCGGTATCTCTGGCCAGCGTTATTCGTGCAGCCTGGTACTCTTTTTCATCAAGAAGGCGGGCTTTGAAAAGCTCAGCCAGGTCCCGGCTGGCTTCCTGCTCTTTTCGCAGAGTTTCCTGGGCGGGGGAATACTGCGCGGCCAGATCCAGTCGCTGTTTCTGGTAATTCTCTGCGTTCATTAACAGCGCGCGCTGCAGGTCAGCATCACTGGCGCCATTTTTCTTCGCCGCTTCCTGCAGCTCCCTGTTACTGTCCTTTTCCTGCAGGTTAATTCTGGCCAGGCTGGACGCATGGGCTTCTTCAATTTGCTGCCGCAGCGTTTTGAACTGGTCGACCTGGGACTTACTGCCTTTCCCCGTGCCGGTACCGCCATCGCCGCCCCAGGGATTTCCCTCTCCGGTCTCTTTAGGGGGCGTGCTTAACGCCCCTTTCAGATCGTCCGTAAGGGAGGTTATTTTTCCCGATAAACCCAGCTGAGCCAGTGTTTTTGCATCACTGACACGCTTAATGTTTTCCTCAGTTTTGCGGAGTCCCTCGTTAACGCTTTCGAGATCCGCCCGTGCACGCGCCTGGCCTTTTGTCACCCCTTCCAGCTGGCCGAAGGGGTCAAACCCTTTCAGGCTGTCGATACGACTGTCGGCATCCTGAATCTCTTTCATCAGCTGGTTACGCTGCACGACCTGGTTTTCGTACTTATCCTCCAGGTCGAACTGCTTCACATTTAACTGGTTAAGCGAGAGGCGCATCAGCGCTTCACTGGTTTCCACTACGGCATCTTTTAAATCAATGGCCGATTGCCGGGCTTCTTTTGCCTGTTGATGGAAATACAGTAATGCAGATCCAGCCAGCGTCGCCGCGCCAACCGGACCACCAACAAAAGCCAGGGCGCCTCTTGCCAGGCCCACCGCAACAGAGGCCGCGCGGGCTGATATCGACAATTGCCGGTTTGCCGCCGCCAGTTTCAGTTTCGCCTGGCTGGCCAGATTGGTTTGTTCAGTTTCCTGTCGGATGAGGCGGGCAAACTCATCCTGGTAACTGATATTCATCCCGTACTGTTTAGCCGTCCGCTCCATCTGCCGGTAGTGGCCAAACTCAGCGTCGTTCTGTTTCAGGATGGCAGCTGTCGAATCCAGCGTTTTGCGGGCAATATCCGCATCAGCCTGCGCCCGCGCTTTTACCGCCGCCTGGCTTTCCCGCCAGGCCGCGATATTCTCCCGCAGCCCTGCGGTCAGTTTCGTGGATAGCACGGGGATCAGACTGTAAAGCGCCACGCTGGAGACGGTGTTGAAATTGTCTGCCAGGCTGTTCAGTGCCTCCGTGGCAACCTGAATCCCGCTGCGGAGTGGCCCGTTACTGCTCTGGCCGATCTTAATGACCATCCCTTCAAACGCACTGCTCAGACCCAGCAAATCGCCGTTCAGGTTGTTAACCCTGATGGATGCCTGCTCATGCGCCGTTTTGGTACCGGTCAGGGAAGCGGTCAGCTCATCAAGCCTTGAACGGTTCTGGACCAGGATAGACGCCGCATTCAGGTTCTCCACGCCAAACAGTTTTACGGCCTGGGCCGTGGAGAGATTTTTCCCGGAAAGATTGGTCAGCGCCTGGCTGAGACCAACCACGGACGGCTTGAGACTCTTGTCCGTGCCCTTTTCCAGATTCAGGATGACGTTACGCAGCGCCGTGCCGGCTTCACCGCCTTTAATTTCACGCTCTGCCAGCACCTGAATCGCGGCATTCAGCTGCTCAAAACCAACGCCGGCCTGTGCGGCTGCGACGCCACCATTTTTAATGGCGGCCGCTGTATCCACAATCTCCGACGACCCGTACTTCGCGCCGGCGGCCAGCACGTTGATATAACGATCCGCCTCCTGCGCGCTCGCCCCGTACTGGTTTAAGGAGAGCGCCAGCGTTCTGGTCGCATCGGGCAGCGTTGTGCCGGCGGCCTGCGCCAGGATAAGCGCGCTGTTCGTAGCCTTCTGCAGTCCATCGGACGTTTTTAAAAGCTCCGGTTTAGCCGACGCCATCAGCTTTAGCGCCTCGGCGGCCTGGCTGGCGCTGTACTCTGTCGTGCGTCCCATTTCCTGCGCAGCCAGATCCAGCGCTTTCATTTCAGCAGCAGTCGCACCGGTGATGGCCTGCAGGTCTGATAATGCCTGTCCATATTGTCTGGACGTGGTGACGATCGTACCGATGGAAAGGCCGGCTCCTGCCAGCCCCGCCAGCCGGCTGGCCATCCCGGATATCGACAGACCGACCTTCTTATAGGCGTCCTCCGTCTTTTTCGCGTCCGCCTGGGCATT